CGTCTTGGTCCCAATCACTTTGATCGACATTCCTGGGCTGTATTTACAACCCCGTTCTTATCGTACGGGAGGCGCCGCAAACGCGGGCTTATACGAGTGGCCTGCTGGCGCCGCGGCAACAACGCAGTGGATACTTTGCGGTACCGTTCGAGACAGTGCATCTGCCGTCACGCAGACCCCTCTCTATACTGATTGCCGCGAACGGATCATCAACACCGATATCAAGGCAGATCGATTGCTTCCGAACGGCTTTCGGCCTATAGATATTTATCTGGTTGGAAACGCGTACGCGTCGGGGGTTGTGTCCGGGGACCGCCTCACTAACCCTTTTCTTAAGGGCTGTCTCCTTGCCACTACTCTAAGATGGAATTCGCAGTCGCCAACCCTCCCTCTCAGCGGTGTAACCAGCGGCATTGACTCCTTCTCGATCATCTCTGACCGTACTGTCGTTCCAACCTTGAACTATAACGTCATTAACAATGCGGGTACAGGGGGGCGTGTTTACCCTCCGGCGGCAGCTGGGGTTTGGCGAGAAGATTGTGGGGGTACGGCGTCTTTCTTTCCTTGGGGATTGGGTCTGAGAGCTCCCACACCTAACCCTAACCTCCCGATTGCCTGGGGGGCTCAAGCCGGCCAGGGAGTATTCTCTATTCATACCAGCATCAAGTCAGTTCCAGCGGCCGATCGCGACAACGCACTTTACTTTTCCAAAACTCTGCTGTCGTGTGTCGAGACATCCGACCCTACTCTTAGTTTCGCAATACTCCTTATGCTCTTCGCACCCTATCCATTCGGCATCCACCAGGTCACCATCCCGACAACATTTTTGGATGGTACTAGTGGCAGCGCCAATACATACTACATTCCTTACTCCAGTTTGGTGTCATTACCTGGCTCGGGAGTGCTCCGAATTGTTCTCCCCATTCGTGACGGCTCAAACCTGAAGAATGAGACTCCTGGAGACGCATCTTACAACCTGGTAGTGCAACCCAAGGCCGGACCAACTGCATCCACAGCTATACCCGCAGGCACACTAATCACTGCCTCCGTCGGGGACGGGTCTGGATCGGGAAACTCTCTCTACGAATATTCTTTATCCGAATTTTTGTATACATGGTTTGCCGGTAATACGATAGGAGTCACCCACATAAATAACGTTTTAATTACTTTGGCGTCACTTACCGGCAGACACGCGGACCTCACGTTTGCCCGGGAAGTGGCCGCCGCCATGTCTGTCCGATATACTCCATTACTCGAGATTACCAGGCCGAATACCGTTGGGAACCTTAGCTCCGCAGCCACAGCCACGAACGGGGGGGACGTCAAATCGTTTCTCCTGGATCATACAACGAAC